AGAAGATGTTCGTAGCATAGCCGTACTGAATAGGCAAATTGCGAGTGGAACCCGCAAATACCTGACCTCCGATCAGATTGATCGGTTTAAGCCCGTAAGGGGCCGCAACAGCGGGATACGTCATTTAAAATCCTTTAAAAAATTTAAGCACCTTTGCCAAAGCTTGTCGATGATTTTCGCTCATTGAAAAGCGGCATCCTCGGGTCACTCTGGCGCATGAGACTGTTATCTACTGCATCAGCCTGGGCTTGAGTTACCTTTTCAAAATGCTTGATACGGCCACTCATAAACTCAGTTGGTGCTTTGCAGAGCAACAATCCGCCAATCTCAATGTTGTGTTGATAACGACTACTGGGATCAACTAGCAGTTGCATGTCCGGTTGTTCTTCAATAGGCACTGGCTCCCACCCTTCACGGCGCATACCTGTGATGTTGCGGGGGTCAGCCTTATCAAGAATCGAAACACGAATCCATCTGTACGAATATCCTGGCTGCTTATCAGGCTCCGGCAAAAGTTCAGCCTGTGCCCACTGCCTAGGGCGCTGCTGAATTTCACGGTTTTCCAGTTCTCTCGTTGTGCGGGTTTGTGCCATTTTAGGACTCCAATTTAATTTGTTCGGCAGCGTATTGCTCGTTCGTCAGGCCCAGCTTTTTAGCTAGGGCTTGCTGAGTTTGACTCAGACGAATGCGCTTTGACTGCGTTGAGCGTGTAGCCGGTGCAACCACCATGCTTGATTTTGTAGCCCGTGTAGGCTTTTCGTCGCTTTCAGATTGGTCCTCAAACCGCTCTGGAAACCGTTTGCGCATCGTTTGATCAATGCGTCTGTAATACTCTTGCGATGATACAACAACACCTTCTTCCTTGAGCTTCTCGTGAAGACCCAAGGCCAAGCTTGTCATTTCCTTATCATCGCCAAACCAAGTATTTTCTTTCTGCCAATTCACCGCAGTTGGGTCAACGCGGATCTTTTGGGCTGGTTCAGGCTGCTGTTGTACTTCATATTTTTCCTCTTGTAAAGGAGCTGGTCTGAAGTTGGTTACTTTATCAATTTTAATGGACGCACGATTTAACTTCTTCTGTGCTTCAAGAACCTTGGCCGAATCACCAGACTCATACGCTTCTTGATACGCCCTTTCAGCTTCAGCCATCTCCATTTCAACAGCGCGTTTGGCAGATTCCAAAACACTTTTTTGGCTGTTATTTAATGAAGACTTCAGCTTGTTGTTCTCTTCCATCAAACGCTTGGCAAGAGTAATCGCCTCGGTCTGCTCACGTTGAACCGCCTCTTTCTCACGGCGCTCATCGTGTGCCAGCTTCTTGAGCTGCATCAGCTTCTTCTTTACCTTGCTTGAGTAATCCTCAAGCTCGTCGTTGTAAAGCTCCTCCGCCACTTCCTTAGGAAGGGGCGTTTTGTTCCTGTCGTCTTCAGGGGTATCGTCTTCAATCTCAATTTCAAAATCATCCTTATCGGACTCTTTATCTTTGCCATCCCTTTCAATTTCATCAGGGAACTTAAATTCTTCACTGCCAAATTTGGACATACATTACTCCTTATTTGCGGCGGATGCCACGAGGATCATCAACGGTTCCTTCCACAGTGTCATCATTGATGACGCGGAATTCACGGCCATGGATCAACAAGCGGTTGCCAGCGTTTGGTCGAACAAGAACGAAATCACCTTCTTTGCACCAAGGACCGCTTGGAAAGCGCTTCTCGTCCTTATAGCAATCTGGCCCCATAGCCACCACAAACAACACAGTGGCTAATGTCTCTTCGATCATGATCGTTTCGTCGGCTTTTACAAAACCGTTTTCAAACTCTTTTTCCGCTTCAGGTATGGCACAAAGAATTTTGTAGCCAGCTGGGCGGGGAAGTTGTTTGCCTTTTTCTTCTTGCGTTTGGGTGATGGTCCCAATAATTACCGGATTGTCTGGGTTGGTTGCCAGTAGGATTTCAGTCATCTTGATGTTCAAGCCTTCTTTGTAGGTCTGTAATGTAGAAACGTGCAGTAAGCAGACCTTTCACCTCACCACACATCTTCTTGTACTCCGCAAAGTCCTTAGCGTTGTCATCTGCCATGGCTTCTTGAAGTTGGGTTACCTTGTCGTTTAGCTGCGACAACAGGTGATTCAACGCTTTGTCAACAAAGTTTTGATCGTTCATTGTTTGCTCTTTTCAAATTTGTTTCGGTTTGCCACAATCTGTGCCGAGGTTTTTGCAACATCAACGCTCAAGCGCATACGATCCAGCTCTTTCTGGGTAGTGCGGCGCATCTCATCAATCTCTTTTTGCACACTGTTTCTATCAGTGTTTTGCTGAGTTTGTGCTCTGATCCTTGCAAAATCAACTTCACGCTGAGATTCAATTCGGGCTTGATCAGTTTTAATCTGCGCAATCTTAGCTTGGGCATCAGCCTGGGCTTTTTGCATCTTGATCTGCAACTCGCCCTCTTTAAGCTTCAGCTCCTGTTGCTGCATTTGAATCAACGGATCCTTTGCCATCTCCTGCGCCTGCTCTTGCGCCGCTTGCGCCTTATTCTTATTAAGCAGCTGCCCACTAGCTTGGGCTATCAGTTTTGATAGCTGTACCTCAATCTCAGGTGGCAACTTATCTTCGGGCGATGGCAACGTAACGCCCATCTCTTCTTCCATCTTCTGGCGGTAGTGAAAGCCCAAGTGCTCAGCAAGATGCGCCTGCAATCCAGCCATAATCTCGTTCACTCTGGGATTCTGCCCAATCTGCTTTGCTATCAGTGGGTCTTGCATGAACATCGTGTGTGCAGCAATATGCGCATCGTGGTCCTGCGTAATGAATGCCTTCATCGGCTTGCCCTTGAGCGCATTCATGTTCTCGGTGATTGGATCCGTTGGCTTCTCATCGTCTTCCAGCGGCACCAACTTTTCAGCGTTCTTGATACCCAGCACATCCAGCATCTGCCGGTGCAACTGCGGCAAGTCGTAAATATCAGGCGCCATCTGGGCCAGCTGGATCACAGCTTGATACTGCACCACCTTCTGCGCCATCGTGGCCGCATTGGGATCAGACACGGGGATTACCTCCACCATGTCGTAGTCAGCCCTCTTCGCTTTACTTCCACCCTGCTCTGGCTCGTACGTGTACTCTTCAGGCGTGTAGTCGCGAATAATGTTGCGCAGCAGCTTAAGCTCCTGCTTGAACGAGTAATGCACCCGTGCCTGGACCGCCGACATCACCTTCAACTGGCGCTCAAGCAACGCCAAGGTCGTGCCCACCGGCGAGTTGGCCGACATGTCTGCAATCTTCACATCAGCAGCAGATGCAAAACGGCGCCCCTCCTCCACAATCTTGTCCATCAAAGACGCCAGCACTTGGCTAGGCTCTTTGTATGGCAGTGCCATGATGTTGTCTTTGATCGTCCCACTAGGCACATCCACATCGCGCCACTCAGCCGGCGCAATCGGTGTGTCATCCCCCTTGACCCTCAGGCCGCGGGTCTTGAATCCACCCGGCAGATTGCTCAACGAGCCAGCATCCACCAGCTGCCTCAGGATCGATGTACCCGCCTTGGCAAACGCCCCGATCAAATGGATCAAGCCAAAGCAATAAAACCCAAACCCAGGGACGTACCCGTAATGCACAAAATGCTGGCGCTTGGCGTGTTTCTTATCATCAGGGTTCCAGTTCCTACGTATAGCCAGACACGTAGTACTGCCCTTTTCAATAGTCACAATGTACGGCAGCGCAATCCCAGTCGGCTCACCGTCTTCATCCTTGTGCTCATAGCCCGGAAGGTCCAAATTGACGTTGATCTCGAGCAACTTGTACCTGTCATCGGTAGAAGCCTGAAACCCCATCTTCTCGGCAATCTTCTTTTCAACATCATCAAGGGTGTTGTTTGGCTCACCAAGATCAATGTCGCAGTAAAACCCAGCAACCTGCAGTTTTCTCAGGTCGTTTTCGGTTTTCCTCATCACATGAGTCACGCGCTCTGCTGATTCCAGATCACTTGCCCCGTATGGCACCACAATATCGTCAGCCTGCACGTAAATCGATGTCTGTCTCTCCATATTCGGGTCGTAGTACACCTTTTTAAAGGCATTACCCGCCAATCCCAGACCCCAAATCATCCTCTCGTGCTCTGGCCTGAACTCAGTCATCACATCAGTGAGCTGGTAGTTCATGTCGTTCTGCACATTAGCCGCAGCTTCCCGTTTTTCGGGTGTTTCTTTCCCAATAATCTGCGTTTTCACCGGGCCAGCCGCCGGAAACGTAGACATAATCGTCTCAGCCTGGAACTTAACCAGCGCTTCAGACAATAACGGGTGGTAAACCCCGCACGCCCCAGGCCAAGGATCCGTTCTTTCCTCAATCTTCAAGCCCAAAAGCTGCAAACCATCTACATAGGTCTGCATCCAGTCGCGCCGTGAAGCTAGATCGTCTTCATAGTCAGATATCAACTCACTTACCAACGACTGAATCACACTGTCATCAAGGTATTCGGCCAAATTGGCGTCAAAATCGTCTTCCAACGACCCATCCATGCTGATTTCCTCATCCTCCAGCTCCGCGCCATCATCATCAAGCTCAACAATGTCAATCTCAATGTCTGGCACATCATCCAGAATCAAAGCCTCAAGCCCCTCTGGCGCTTCATACAGTGATTTATCAATCATTTTTACCCTCAATAATATGAAACCCGACGCTTGAATGTGACAGGCTCGTCCTGCTCGTCACTCTCAAGGCGGATAAAGCCACCCTTGCGGAACCGTATCAATGCCTGTGTAGACGAGTCCACCAAGTCATCGTGCTCTGAATTTGGAAATGCCGCCATCTCCTCCATCACCTCATCTGCCCACCTAGTCTCAGGCGCCCATACCTTGCCACTGGCAAATAAATCAGCAACAGAATTGATCCTGACCATCTTATCATTGCCCCTGCTGGGTGTAAATTCACTCACCGGGATCCCCATCGCCCTCAACTCATATATCAACGGCGCCCCAGATGCCTTTGCCTCCACAATAAATGCATCAGGCTCCCACTCCTTGTAATGATTGAAAGCTTTCTCCTTCAATTCCGGAAACTCCATCCTTCGCTTGAAAGCATCGAGCAAAATGACATGGGCGTCTTTTTCGTTCTCGTTCATATAGAACACACCCCAGGTCGTGCAAGCCGAGTAGTCAGCGCGCTCACTCTTGGTAAAAGCTGTATCCCAACTCTGGATCACGAACTCACACCTCGGCGGCTTGTCCTGCTTCCAGATCTTCCACCACTCCCTCTTGATGATCGCCCCCTCCTCTGAGGTCGGCTCCTGCTGATACTGCGCATTCCACTTCGCCGCGGGCAGCTCAAGCTTCAACGCCTCTAACTCCTCCAAACTCCAGAACTCCGGCCACAACGGCTTACCACTCGGCAATATTGCAGGGAAGTTAATCACCTCCCAATGCTCCCCGTCCTTATCAATCATCGACTGCAGCACCCGGCCAGTTAAGTCCTTCTTTGACCACCGAGTCATCACGATCACAATCGCACCCCCAGGCTGCAATCGCTGCCGCGGCCCAGACGTATACCACTCGTACACCTGATCAAACACCTCGGCATTACTCTGCGCTAACTTGGCCTCCTGCTCCGAATGCGGGTCATCAATGATCAGCAAATCAGCGCCCTTACCCGTTACCGTACCCCCAACCCCGATAGCAAAGTACTCCCCGTTCGCGTTCGTCGCCCACCTTCCCGCCGCCTTTGAATCCGCCCTCAAATTCACATTCGGAAAAATCTCCCCGTACGGCTGGCTATCCACCAAATTCCTCACCTTCCTGCCAAACCCAACCGCCAGCTCACTCGTGTTCGAACACTGAATCACCTTCTTGTCCGGATACAACCCCAAGAACCAACTCGGCAGCAAGAACGAAGCAAACTCACTCTTCGTATGCCGCGGCGGCATATTAATGATCAACCTTTTGAGCTTCCCACTAACAATCTCCTCAAACTTCTTCGACATCACCTTGTGGTGCCTTCCATCTATAAACCCAGGCCACATCACCTTCACAAACTTCGCAAAATGCTCCTGCGCCTCCTCCCGCCTCTTCGCTAACTTCAACGCATGTAAGTCCTCAAACAACTGCTCCTGCACATTCACCGGCAACTTCGCTATCGCTTCCGCCATCCCTTCAATCATTCCAACCTCCGAAAATTTATATACACAGGCCGGATCGACCGCGCACTATTAGGCAAATACTTACACACCCCCAAATCCACTAACTTCCTCATCACCCTATTCACATTCCCCCTCCCTCTATCCCCTGTCAACCTCATGATGTCATCCACAGACGGCCCATACCCCATCCGCTTCCAATACTCATCTATGCACAAAAATATCATTTTTTGTTTCGGTGTCACTAAACGCCTCATTCCATCTTCTAAAGTTCGTACTCGTGTAAGCATAATTTTCTATAAGTGTCACTAGTGACAGCCTGTTCAAAATTTTTATATACCCCCCACCACTTTTTTTAGGGCTCATCAAAGTTTTTTTCTGGCGATTCAGTGTGTGGAATAGTATGCGTAGTGCCAGCCCCTGGGCCGGGGCCGCTATGGGCGGGTGGGGGGGCGGTGGGGTCGGCCGTGTGGCCCTCTCCAGAAATGTGTGCCTCCTGGGAATGCTCTGCAGCTGGAGCCTTGGCCTGTGCGAGCTCCTCCATCAAGTCCATGCCTGTGTCGATGGCCTGCACATCCGTCACATCCCTCAGCGTTTCCATGATGCGCGCGCGGATGTCACCTGACCGCGCGATTGTGGTCACTTCTTTGCGCTCCACGAACGCACCGACCTCAAACAGAGAGCCAAGAAGCTTGAGACACTGGACGCGCTGTGCTGGTGGGAATGCGTCGTCAAGGCTGTGCTGCACGAGCTGCTGGACGAGCATTGCCTTGAGCTGCTGTGGGGTTCGATGTTTCTCCGCCTCGATCGCCAGTCGGTACGCTTCGATCTCTGCAGCTATGCGCGGGTCGGCTGCAAGCCTGTAAGGTTCTTGTGTGATCGTTGTGTGAGCGGGAGTCTGTGTGTAGCTCTCTCTGTATGCCTGTGCCTTGGTCTTACCTAGTGCGATGTGGCGAGCAAACTCCCTTTGCTTGTGCGTGAGCTGAGCAACCTTTCCCTTGCCGGCCGAGAGTAGATGCTCTACCGGGAATTGATCTAGTCCTTGTGCGATCTGTGCCCTGGTGAGTTTCTTCAAGGGCTTGGAACCTGCGGGCTTTTTCGTTTGTGCTGTGTCGGTGGTCATGTGTGTGCCTGGGTACAAATTGGGAATCAGCCCCGATGATATCTCCACCGGCGGCATTGGCCTGGGAGATGCGTGTTCCTGGCCTGGATGTGTGGCTGTGGTGTAGGTCGGACGCTTGTCGCATATGTGACAGACAAGGGGCTTGACAAGATGCAGAATTCTTCTCAATGCAGCAATTCCGCTGCAGACAACACACACAGGAGCAACGACATGACGAGCAAAATCACCAACGCCTTTCACACCCTCCGCAGGGGCAATGCCTGGAAAGGCAAGCCCCGCAAATACGCCCAGTGGGGCGGCACGCGAGCCATGCGCAAAGCATGGGCACGGGCCTGGGCGAAGGCCCACGCCTGATTCCACCGTGATGCCTCCGACCTGGGGGCATTGCAGTGGGGCCATTCCGGCCACCACACAACTAGGAGCAACACAATGAAGTCTTTTAATTTCTCCGCCGCTGGCCTTGACTTTGGAGTTTGGGCTGCAGACACCCAGGCCGCCGCCCAGGAAAAATTTGCCAGCGACTCGGGTTATCCGAACTGGGCCGCAATGGTGGCACAGGCCGAGGAATTCGGTGGCAACAACGTCGAGGTGCGCGAGATTGACCGCGACGACACACCGAGCCGCGCTGGCCTCATCCAGGCTGTGCGTCAACACGCCTTGGCCTTGTACGAGCAAGGCTGGGACGAAGTGGAAGAGTGCTGCAGCGACGACGACCTGGACGCATTTATCGGCACGGCCACCACCGTGCCGGCAGCGATTGCAGCTGTGGCCGCGACCCTTGGCCTGGAGGCCGATCGGCTGGAAGGCTTTCTCGTCACTAACAGGGATGTGGACGGTACGAGCCGCACCGCCTACGAGCTGCTAACTGAGGCTGCAGAGCATTTCGAGGAGATGTGCAACCACGAACTGACCGGCGAATTGATCGAAAAACTGGCCTACGGGGAAACCGTCACCCGTGTGGGGGTTTTTGGTAATTTGGTAAGCCTGCACTACACAGGCCGCAATGGCACAGATGACAGGATCGAAGCGGCTGCAAGGAGCAATCATGGCTGAACGAGTGAAATTCACAAGGGACTACGC